AACTTATCCAACTAGATCTTTTCCAGTTGATAAAAGAATATTATTGATGTTAATATCATCTTTGAATGATATATTAATATTAACGTAGTTGATAATATTATTATTGTAAGATATAACTTCTTTTACTCTAAATTTAACAAAATTAAAATTTTCTTGAGAATCTTGAATTATTTTATAATCAGTTTTTATAATATTCAAATTATTAAGATCACTTTCTGTTTCTGCAATTTTATAAAGCGAACCTAAAATATTATCTAAATCTTTTCCAAAAACAAAGTAAGCCATTTTTAAGTCCCTGTGTTTTCAAATACTACTAATACTCCAGGAGTTCCTGTGTTACCTGGGTTAGAATTTTGTCCACCCATTTCCATGAAGTTACCTGCACCTTGACCACCATTACCACCAGTACCAAATGATCCTCCAACAATAAAAGATCTAGTTGGATAAGTTAAACTTGCTCCAGGTTGACTCCCAGAAGCTCCGGTGTTACCAGGAGAACTTGGGCTTGCACCAGGTCCACCACTACCACCATTTACCGTCCCAACGTTTGCCATTGTAGTGCTGCCTCCAGTACTACCTGTACCACCAATTCCACCACCGCCACCGCCACCACCTGTTGAATAAGGTTGTGAAAAGGGTTGTGTTATAGGTTTATTATAAAAACCAAATCCACCTCCGCCACCTTGACCTCCGCCAGCAAATTGATTTCCTTGTCCTCCACCACCACCTCCACCACCTGCATATAAATAAACACCTAATCTATTTGCTGTTGGTGCTGCAGTGAAAGTTCCTGAAGCAGGCCCTGTTGAATATAACATAGGTATTCCCATTCCAGCTCCAGCTGATCCAGAAGATGCAGCAGTAATACGACCGTCAGCATCAACTGTAATAGAAGCCGATGTATATGAAGCTGCAGTTACACCAGTTGAGATTAATTGATTTGATCCAACAGAGTTAGCTGCAAGTTTTGATTGTGTGATTGTTGATTGTGCAATTTTAACAGCTGTAACAGCATTTGTTGCAAGTTTATTAGCAGTAACTGCAAATGATGCAACTCTAGCCGAAGTAACCGCAAATGAAGCAAGTTTAGCTTCTGTTATTGCTAAATTATCTATTTGTGCAGTAGCGATTGTTCCTGTTAAAGTATTTAATGATATCTCTACAACGTTTGTTCCGTCTGAATAACAAGCAACTAATTGACCAGAAGTTTCAATTGCAAAACCAGATCCTGATACAGTTTTAATTGTTAATGAATTACCATTTCTAGTTGTTTGGTCTCTTACGATATAAAATTTTTCTATTCCATCTGGTACTAATACTTGTCTAGCTGATGTAAGTGATCCAGATAAATTAAGGATCATGTTTCTCGCATTAGAAAGTGTTGCGTTAGACATTACTAATGTAACGTCAGATGCTCCAACGTTAATAGTTTCATAACCAGCAATAGCTTGTTGAATAAGGTTTAAATTTGAATTTGTTTTATCTCCCCATGTACCGGCGTTCTCGCCTGTAACCATGAGTTCTAGTTTAAGATCTGTAGAATAACTTGATGCCATTTATACTCCTAAAATATGTTATAAAAATACTATGATCATGCCGCTATGTCAACCGGAGTCCAAGTATTATTAGCTCCTGTTTGTACTTCTGACCACCCTTGAATATTAACAGATCCTTGACGTACATTCAACCTAGAGCCTGTCACTGTAGTACTTCCAGTTATTACAAAAGTAACTGTTCCAACACTTAAATTAGCTTGACTTCCAGTAACACTGTAAGTAGCAATATATTTAATTTGCCCTAAACTTCCATTTAATTGAGATCCTGTAACAGAAACATTAGCATCTGCTGTTGTAGATTCATTACCTATTAAAACATTTACTCGTGAACCTGTAACAGGAACTACTGTTTCTTGGAAAGCTTCTACTTGACCTACATCTAAATTAACCTGACTTCCTGTAACCGGTACGTTAACATTAATAATAATTAAAACAGTATTTAATCCTTCAGTTATATTTAACCTAGAACCAGTTACATTAAATGCTACATCAGTTCTTATTGAAGGACTTCCTACAGCTATAGTAATATCATCATCTTCATCGACACTAACTGATATATTTCCATCAATTTGAATATCTACCGGATGAGTAACTGCTTCTAAAGCAGATCCTATTACATTAACTTCTGGATCTTGTTCGCCTCCCCAAGGAACAGCTCCCCACTGATAAACACCCCAACCTTCTCTAACTTCACCTTCGGCAGTTACAGTTCCTTCACTTAAATTTAATCTTCCAGCAGTAGTTACAGAAACTGAAACATCTGCAGTTGCATTTTCATTTCCAATTTCAGTATTAATTCTTGAACCAGTAACATCTAAATTAGCTGTTCCAGTAATGGTTACACCATTAATATCAGTATTTAATTGTTGACCAGAAATGCTTTGATTAGCATTTCCTGTTACAGTTACAGAACTTAAATTATTTGCTACATTTAATTGAGAACCAGTTACTACAGCAACATCACCAACAATACCCCAAGTATATTGTCCCCATTCATTGGAACCCCATCCAGAATTAAATACAAATTCTACGCCTGATAAATTTTGATATACTGGAAGTGAAAAACCTTCTCCTCCCCATGTTGGAGTACCAAAGGTATCGTCGCCATAAGCGACAAGGCCAGGTGACGATACTGTAACTGTAATATCTGCCACCGTGGCCTCCTATGAATTAAGCGTTACCGATTCTTAAAATAGCAGCAGAAGTTGTAAATGCTGGGAACTGAATTGTAAATGTTCCAGCAGTTGCAGTTTTATTGCCACCAAAATCTAGTACACAAACTGCTTTGTTAGTAGCTGAAGTATTATATATTAAAGCTCCTCTTGCAGTTAATGTAACGTTAGTAAATGATAAATTACTAAAATTAGTTATTGCTACGGCAGAAGCTAGCGATGTACCTGTGTTAACAAGTGCTTTACCACCTGATACATAACCAGCTGGTGATGTAACTTGTCCACCTGTAGTGAATGAAGTTGTTGATGCACCAATAGTTGCGTTAGTAGTATACATTGCTAATTTAAATTTATTGCCGGCAGGTGCAGTACTAAAATTATGCACACCTTCTAATAATTGTTGTTTAAACGAATTACAGATAGCATTAGTTGTAATAGCCATTTTATTCTCCTTAAATTAATTTATGGTGATGGAGAATCAATTTTAATTCTTGGAACTCCATCGGCATACTCTTCTCTACGTCTTCTTCCCATTTGTTGAAGAGCAAAGGATTGTACAGTAGTATCATACTTTGTTTTATATAGGTTGTACATATCCATTGGTCCTTTTAAGTAAGAAAAAGCTTCTACAAGAGTTCCATATAATAAAACGTTTTCTTGGTATGTTGACAAATAAGTGTTTGTTGTTGAACTAAAATGTGGTGGTTCTTTAATATATTCTAATTGAACTGGATATGCCACATTTGGTGTTGGAGCAACAATTAAAGTAAAATCATCCCAATTACCATAAAATTTAGGAAGACCGGTTGATCCAGAAGAGTTATATTCTCTAATAAAAGATTGATCTCTTAATTCTATATATTCTACTGAACCAGAAGAAAGACTTCCTCCAGCTGTTGTAGCTACTAATACTTGTCTAGTAATTAAGCAATCAGCAGGTAAAGTAAGGTATTTATTATTAGCAGTAAAAACAGAATCTGCATATTTTCTTAAATCATCGTAGTCTACTTTTCCAGCAACATCTAATTCTACATTTCTAAGAAATTCAGAAATAATATTATCTGTTAAAACTTCACTATCTACTTCTGTGTAGTTTCTTATTTGAGTTAAAAAATTTGAATAAGATATAGACATTACGATATTACAACGTTTAATTGACCTGTTATTGCTCCTAATTGTCTTGCTCTATTTTGAGCAGCACCATTATCTGGCATCATACCAGTAGAGTTAAATCCAAATTGTCCAGGTAAGGTTAAACTTATCGTGGTAAACATTTCACCTCCCGAAATAATATTAAAATCTTGAGATCTTGTATTTTGTAAAGCCATTGCATCAGCAATAACTTTTTTTCTTTCTAGTTGAGGATGTTTAGGTTCATATTCAGATATATGAACAAGCGATCCCTGCCACTCTGTGACCATTTCTGTATAAGGAAATGCTTGTCCAGAACGATCAGATATAGATAAAGATCTTTTTCCTTTTGCGTAAGGCATTATACACCATCTCCAAAAAAAGTTTGTGGAGCAATGTACAATGAAGTTCTTTGACCGTCTTCATCTAATGCTCTTAGTAATTCATCTTCATATACTAATTTTAATTGTTCAGTTCTATCTGGTGCTTTTAAGAAAGATAGATAATAAGCTAATCCAGAAATTAAACATGGATAAAATCTAAACACAACATCTGAAGTATTTGAATAAGCTCCAGCATCTTCTATTCTTTGTATGTAATAATATTTTAAATAAGTATAAGTAACTGTATCAGGTGCTTGATATAAATAGATAATTGGAGTTGTTTGTCTATCTACATAATATTGAGAAGGTTGTCCTGTATTTCCTTTATTAGGAAGTGCTGCATAAGCAGATCGATCTACTTTTGTTAAAGATAAATCTTGTGTATTAGAATTTACAGATAATGAAGTAGAGATATAAGCTTCTAATACATCACTACAATCATTAGGAGTTGTATAAGTAATTTGTCCTGCAGTTAAAAGTTGATTTTTTAATTCTACTTTCCATAAGTGAATTCCTCTATTTGCCCATTCAGCAAATATTACATTTAAATTTCTTCTAGCTCGTCTAAGATCATATCCAGCGTTATTTGCAACTCCACATCGTTGATATGCTTCTTCAATAATTTCTTCTATCTGTGGATTAAAATCTACTGTTCCAGAAGTTGCCATTAAAACACTCCTTTGAATGGAACTTTTTTAACTTGTACTGGATATTGTCCTAAAAGACCGCCTTCTCTAAGTCCTGGAGGATCTAATTTAAAAGAATATTGTCCTGTTTTATTAAAATCTTTTTCTTGTTTTATTTTAGACTTAGCTTCATTAAGTTGCCTGATATATTCTTTAGTACCAAGCCTTTTCATCTTTTGAATTTCTGTTTCTTTATCGTCAGCCATTATGTAGCTCCTTATGGTATTTTTTACGATTATATAACTTTTTGGATTGTACCACTCTTGGCTTAAACAGTCTAGAACGTAGGATTTTAGCGAATAGATTTCTTTTTCTTTTTGCCATTTTTCCTCATAGCCCTAGAAGGTTTAGCTCCTCTAAGTTTTCCGTCTATTTGTTGAGGTATTTGAGATCGTCCTATTGGCATATTAATTTAATACAGTATAAACAACTCTACCATTTAGCTTTTGTGCTTTCAAGAATTGTTTTCTATTTCCTAAAGGATTATAACTGCAATGTACCCATCCAGAGTTAGGTTCATTCTCATTCCAGAATTCAAGTATACATTGATCATAGTCAAGATTTTGTACTATAAAATCTGCAACATCTTTATTAGCAATACCAAATATTTCAAAGTCTGCTGCTTGTCCTTTGGTATGTTGACTTTTGCTAGATGAACCTACTGCTTCACAAAGTGCAGCGGATCTGTATCCAGAACTAACGGACACTGGCATACCATAGTAATCTCTTAAAGGTTGTAATATTTTTTCACAAAGTATTTTTAAATTTTCTATATGTTCTTCATTTGGAGTATTATCTATTCCAAGCCTTGTAGCTTCTTGTGACTTAGTTAATTCATTTAATGTAAAACTTTTACTTAGATTCATTTATACATTTACATTGTTTTAACAAACAACATATACCAATCCAGAGTTTAAATATACAGTTATTCTTTGACTTCTTTGATTCTTTTGATTCCATGTTTATCCACTTCTACAATAGCTTTTACTTCTTTACATTGCCATTGAGTTGAATTTGGATTTCCATCTCTTTCAACTTTTCTTTTTTGTTCTAAACAATCTGCAATTGTAGCTTTAGGGGAATAATTTTCTAGTTTTCCGTTAAGGAACATTAATAATGCAAATACTGCTTCAACCATTATTTACCTCTTAATGTATCTAATTCTTTTTCTAATTTTTCTACTTTCTTTTCTAATTGAGCTATCAGTACTTTTGTGTGTACGTTTTCTTCTAATTGTTTAGAACAAAAAAGAAAAGTTGAAAGAGATGGAAATCCAAATTCAACTCAATGGCAATGTAAAGAAATTAAAGCTATTGTAGAAGTAGACAAACATGGTGTTAAAAGAATTAAAGAAATTAAAGAATAATGGCACGTAAAGTTCAATCAGGTTCAGGTACATTCATCA